TTTACGATACTCTTCTTCAGGAATCAGTCCGTGAAAAGTGTAGATAAACACGTTGCCCGAGCGGTAATATTCACGAAAGAAATATTCTTGCAACTTAGGTAGACCGATTTTGGCCAACCAGTTAGTGACGAAAGTGCGGCTCACTTCATTGCCACCTGTGAGATAGATGTCGGAGGTGGAGAACTCCGTCATGATATCAATCGTATTACGGAATATAGCTATATTGGCGTATACGCGCTGACAAATCTCTACGTACTCTCTAATCGTAATTCGGCCACCCTTGTTACAAAAAGGAAGGGGGAGATTCTCTAAGTTAATCTTGTCGTCTCTTACGGGGGCGCGGGCGACACCATTACGACGGGTTGTCGTGGTGCCACCTCTGTTCGTACCGGGAGCGTAAGCTGAAGCTGTCGACATCTGAAACGACGTAGGTGCCCAATTATCTACTTCTTCAGTAGAGATGGGAGCAGGCGCAGACACGCTTGCCTTTTGGTCACTTAGTCCGTTCCAATAAGCGTGGTTGCGTTTCTCGTACTTGCGTTTCTTAGATTCTGACATTTTTAAAAGTTAGATTGTTAACTTTGAACTTTACACTTACTTTGCGAAAAACGGCACCCAGTCGTCCTGCTTTTCTTCCGGTAGCGTCATCATGTCATTATAGCAACGAACAGCCCAAGTTCCAATAAGTAATGCTGTATACAAGTCTTTTCTTGCTTTATTAGCTCCTTTTTGGTTCTTAAGATTGCTTGGTAGACTGAAGCTCATGTGCCCACCGTCCGTCGATTTTGGCTCAATCATCGCGCATTGAACTTTAGTAAGGCGAATCAGAAAGTCCTGACGCTCAATCAAATCAATCATCTTAGCGTCTTTTTCTTTATTCTCCCCAATGCCTTTATCTAGGTCCAAATCCACCTCGTAATCGAATTCTAATGAATCGCCCGTAGGTTGAGCATCCATCTTTGCCGTAATTTTTATTTCGTCGATAGGTACGCTCGCCTGACGCATTCTCAGATATTCTGACTCTACACCCTGAGCGTCTGCAGCAAACCAAACTCGTTTATTATTGACGTTAGCCTGCAACATATGGTTCGCACGAAGAATCCAAGAACTATTGAAAGTCTGCATGTAGACAATTTTCTTAGTTTCAACATTGTACGACTTCCGAGCTTTACGAAGTTGGTTCTGGTAGTCTACCGTGTCTTCAAAGTCGATTTCCTTGATTTCTTGCAGGTGGAGTTTTGAATCTTTGAACTTCTTACTTTCGTTGACGGAGTTTAGGAATTGAACGCCACCTGCGTTGTCCATCATTATGAATTGCACGTTAAACTTTGAGAGTAAGTAGTGCAGATAGGAGATGTGGTCCTTGAGCTTGCCACCAGCTACAGCGTATGCATGCACCATCATATACTTGTTATCAGGCATAAGCTTGAAAACAATCATTGCGAAAAAGTCGGAGCCTTCGTTTTCAGCCCAAGAAGGGTCTATGGCGAGTACGTATTTAGCTCCCGGTTGACCAACAATTTCGACAACTGGAGATTGCTGGAATGGGATTGTGCACTCTTCCATCGCCTTAGCAGAAAAGAAGCTGGCAGAGTCGTCAGTAAACTGTGCACCGAACTCACGCTTAAACTGAGCGGGACTCATTTCAGACTTAGCTTTACTAATAAGCGAAGCGGAATATAGCTGGGTAGGAGCTACGGAGTACGCGAACTGAAGAACTGCATAGCTACCTTTCAGAGGCACATCTTTCCCAGACGCGTCTTTTTCGGTACCCATTTCAATCTTCTTGACGTACTCTTCGTAAACTTTATATAAGTGCTCGAATTTATAAGAGGCGGACGAAAGTCCAATCATCTTTGGATTCGGGAACTTTGTACGCTCTTCTTCAGTCATTAAGCCTTGCTTAATAGCTTCGGTTTCAGCGTCGAAAGTGTCTTGGCGCTTCTTAGGGTCGGCATTGACGGACAAGAACGGCAAAATAACTTCGTTCAAAACCTTTTCAGGCATCAGCAATAACTCGTCAACAATCAGGCAGTTAAAACGGAAACCACGAAGCTTTTCACCGTCACCAAGAGGTAGAGCCTTGACTTCGGATGAGCCGATTTTCATCTGCCACTCGTCATTCATATGCTTGACGGGGCCGTTAAAGCATTCCGCCAACATAGCGCCCTGAGGACTCTTGGCGATTTCTTCTACACGTTTAAAGATTTCTCGCGACTGACGGAACGACCTCGATATGATTGCCAGCTTAGCGCCCGGTTGGAAGATGGCGTATAAGAACGTGAAGATTGCGGTCGAGTACGACTTAGATAAACCACGAGACCATATCCCTAATATATAGTCTCTCTTGAACATTGTTTTGATGGCGATTTCTTGGAAAGGGAAAAGGTCAACCCCAGCAATAAGCTTGGCGGTAAATCCAATATTAGAGCGCAGGAACTTAATGAGTTCGGAAGCCGCCTTCTTTTCATCAAGATAACCTTGAATCTTTAAGAGTTCTTCGTTAACTTTTTCTACCGGGTACTTGTTCACCGGTTGGTTACCTTCAATCCATGCCATATTATACTGCTCCTTTTACCGAAAGTAGGTACTGTACATCTACGTTCCAAAGTTTATTGCCATACGTCAAAAGGTATGGTATGATACGTTGACTGTTCTCGCGACTACCAGTAAAGACGAACTGCACCCTGCGAGGATGGACATGTTGAATCTTACGCATGGATGACCACACGTACTTCATATTCGTCTTATGGCAGGTGACTCCGTTATTCTGTTCGAGCCCCTTTATGCTTTCTTCGACCACCACGTAAATATAACTGTCTAGGGTAGCCGCCCGTTCAATCTCACGAAGAAAACGCTCCTGCTGCTGCGTAATGGTGTTTTTGAAGTCGCCCTCACTCTTGCGGTCAACATACGTATATGTATAATCGTCGCCAGCTAGAGTGTAATCTCCAATAGTGAGTTTCTGTTCTCTACTGTTTGGAAATATCAAAGGTCTTTGTTCGCGTGAATCTATGAGGATGGTTGGTTTGCCCACGGTTATAGGTTCCACGCTTTTTCGGTCGTATAAAAGTGGTTGCACCTTGATTTCCGAACAAGCATTTTCAAAGCTCCCGAAAAAGTACACGTAAGCCTTGTACGGAGGTAACTCGGAGGTCTCAAACTCCACAAACGACGGTGCGTACGTCAACTTCTTCATCTCCATACGCTTCTGCAGCCGCCGCAAAAGATACTCTTTCGCCTTTTCCTTCTCCACCGACTTCAACCACTTACGCTCATTTTCTGCCGAAACGAATTCGGCGTCAAAATACGCCGTATAATCTTGATACGGCAGCGCCTCTTTTGTCAGAAGGTCAAAGCGAGGGAAATGTTTCTCGTAATACGCGGGTACGGTAATGTCGTGAGTCTTCATGATATGACCATGAAGTCCCCTCTCTTTAAATTCTTTACCGCACTCCTTGCATACGTGATTCATTATTCGCCCTTTTTCATCAACCCAAGTTCTACCGCATCTCTTTGAAGAGCGGAGACCTCTTCATAAGTCATGTTAAAGCGAGCCTTGTTAATTTCTAGTGATTTACGTATAGAGCTGGTCTTGTGGCGCTTACCAGCCGCCTTCCAATCGCACAACATTTCAATCTTATCCAAATTCGTCATACCCTTCGTGCCGTTAGGGTAATATTCGGGATGGTGAGAGTTGACTTTGTAGTGGTGGTCAAGAGCGGGTTGGATTGTATCCAGAAGCTTCTTGTATTCGGGTGTACCGTACGGCGTATCCTTTAATTTGGACAGCATTGCCGTAAAGTAAGGCTCCTCTGCTTTACCATACTTGGAAAAATCGTGCACCACTCCTCGTTTCACGAGGTTTGCGGCGGCTTTACAGCAGTAGTAAAGAACCCATGCTTTATGCTTGGTGGTGGCGAAAAAGTTTGTAATGTATGCTTTCATATTAAGATTTCCAACCCTCAGTCACTTTGTACGTAAAGCAGTCATCCGTAATTTCGGATACGTGCGGTACGTGTTTATTCATATTTCTTTCGTTATGTGCGTCCACCATTGCCCGTAGCATTTTAAAGTAGCTGGCGTCTCCTCGCACCTCATCCATATCATAGATAGATGGTGCAGTCTTTGGTAGCGGCCAATGTGGATTGCGGGAATCGTCTGAACCAAGAATTGTTGCTGTTGTTGTCATGATGTTTATTCTAAGACTTCTTCTCTAGTGATGCCAAAGACTCGGCATTCCCAATCATCGAAATTCTCCAGCCTTTCCATTTCGTCCTTGACTGCTTTGCGGCGCAACTCAGCCAAACGCACCACGTTCTTACGCTCCTGCTCATCGCGGAACGCCTCTACAAGCGATACGAGGGACTTCGCGCGAGCGGTCTGCTGCGCAGTCCTATCAGCACGCTTACCACCCAAATCGTTGGTGAATTTGAGCTGGCGATTCATTGACTGATTATATTCTTCAGACTTACCTTTAATGGCGTCCGACAGAGCAATGGAGATTTTGCCATCAGGGTCCTGAGTGACATTCTCCAAAAGCATATTCAACTTGGACGTAATTCTATGAAGACGGTCCTGAATGACGTATTCGTTCGTCAAAGATATGTACAAGTTGATTTCGTCTGTAGTGAGGTCGGGCTTATCCCATACTGACCGTACGTACTCAGACTCAAAAATACTGCGCTCCGAAACATTCTTCAGGTTGTTCAGGGTGTGGACGAAACGTGGAGCATTCATGAACTCCATCGCTTTCTCGATTGTTTTGCGGGCCTTTACATTCAACTTATCTTCTTCGAGATTCTGACCCGTAATCTCCGCAATACGTTTAAGAGTTTTGGAGAATGTCTTGGGCGGCAAATATTCGACATCCGTATACTCATCATCTTTTTTGATGATAAGGGGGTTGACGGTTTGAATGAAGCGCTGAACGGCGAGAGATTCTTTGGATGCGGGGTGGAGTTTTTCGTCTTTAAAGATGACGCGCGCGATTTCGTACGGCTTCATCTCGTTGCAGTAATTTGCGATGAACTCCTTATTGTCGTCCGTAAGTTCAATCTCCCCTCTTGCTACCTTACCCGTCGTTTTATACTCGTAATTCTTGGACACGAGATATTCGCGTACCGCGCGACCTTCACGGGTTGTACCCTTCAGGGTGTCGTCCTTAAAGATATAGCGGACCATCTCCATGAGGTCCATTTTATCCCAGTTCGCGTCCACGAACGCTTTCTGTTCGGTCGTCAGCGTTACCACCCCACCTTTGGCGACAGGGGGCGGTGTAGATTTATCATCAATGTCGTCGTCGAACGGATTCATTATACAAGACCCTCTTCGTCAATAATTTTGCGTGCGATTTGGAAAAACTTCTTCTTGTAATTCTCCAATTGTTTGTAACGAATAACTTTTCTCTTTAAATCTTCGTTCTTTTTATAACCCATCCGTCGTGCGATTTCGTCCTCAGATAGGTTAAGAATATAAAGCATCTCGTATACTTTAAACTGAACCTTCGTAAGTCTGGTTTTAATGCGTACGTGAATGAGAGCGGTGGAGGCTTCATAATCAATGAAGTCCGAAGATATCGTCTCTACTTCTTGAGCGTGCGTCTCAAGGGAGAGGGGAATCTTTACGTCGTACGCCTGCTTCTTACTTTTAATCCACTTGGCGTAGAGCGGGCACTCAGCGCACTGCTTACGATAAATGGAACATAAATCTCCTCCCTCATTTGCCGCGCATTTCAGGCATGGGCGAGAAAAGCCTGAATAGAGATTACGTAAGAGATTACTTAATTGACGAGTAATGATTCGGTTCAGCCACGGCTCAATAGGCTGCGTCTGGTCCCACTTATCCCACTTCTTGAATATATGTGAGCGAATAATCTGCTCTACATCTTCGAAACCGAAATCTGGACGGGCTTTAAGCTGCCATTTCCCTTTTCTTTTTCTTAGCTCGTTATCGATAACACCAATTTTGTCTTCGAATTTATACAAGGGATTATTCGGTTGCGTTTCCATTTCCGATTTCGCTTGGCCGTGCTCCACCCTTACCAGCTTCCTTCTGGAACTCCTCGAAGGTGTTCTTTAGGTTGCGGCGACCCTTTGCTTTTGCATTTAGGTCGTGACGAGCTTCGGAGAA